CTATCCTAATAATTGCATCTGCGCTTGTGTTATTTGGAAATATTATAGTAAAGTCTCCGGCAGTAGAAGTTTTAGTTCCTCCGAAGTCCAATACGCACACAGCCGCATTTGTTAAAGTAGCCCCTGAGTTATCGTTTGTAGTGGGGGTGCTATTGTATATTAAACAACCAGCCGCATTTACAGTCACCGTTGAAAATGTCAAGTCACTAAAATCTAAAAACCCGGTAGAATCTCCTGTGGTTACTCCTAAATTTGTTAGCGCTGAACCGCCTGCGGTATATCCTGTTCCAACGGATTCACTGTCAGTAACATATGCTGTAGTTCCAGCACTTAGCGCCGCTCCTGCTGAATATAACGCTAGTTTAAAAACGTCTGACGAAGCAGACGCACTGGGTCTAAAATCATGTACCCCTAGTAATACTTCAGCTTTAAAAGATGTACACATTGCTTGTGTAATAGCCATTTTTTACTCCTCTAATAATTTAATTAACTCAGGATATCCCATTTCTCTAAACCTATGAGCTAAGGTTGTATTGTGACTCCTGACCATTTCTTTCATATATCGAACCAAAACTTTTCTTATATCTTTTTTAAAAGCTTCGGCTTGCGCTCTTACCGCTGGATGCGAATCATTTCCAACGGCTATTATCTTATCTAATGCTCTTTCTGCAACTTCCTCTGCATTAAAACCTCTACCGGAGGTAGTCATAACTTTTACTCCACCACCTAATAATACTGATGTACTATTCCCAATCATCTTACCGGATACCTCGCTTGTTCGTTTCTATACATATCTTGTCTGTTCTTTCCTTCGCTTAATTGCTTAAGGCCAGACAAGGCCTCTCCATATTTCTCTTTGTACGCATTAAATACATCAGGTTCTCCTTTCATAAATACCTGAGCCTCTAATAAAGAACCGTACAAAAGAACTGAGTCATAATTATCTCCTAACCACGAAGTATTTGCTGTAACAATAGACTGTGGGTAAAAGAAATAATGTAATTCTGTCGTATAGCTTTGATCTGGAGTTGGTCCTAAAATATAAGAATCCTGATCAAATAAAGCATAATGTGTTGGTTTTCCAGTAGCTGTCGGGTCTGGAAAAGACTCCCTAATAAAATTTACGTCTTTGTTTAAAAGATACGAATAAACACCCGTAGAATCTATTACAGCCAAAGAAAAATTGGCTAACCAATCAGATGGAACTGTTAAGTATTGGTTTCCAGAGGTCATATTTCCTGTAACATTTTTTCTTAAATCAAGAATTTGTACAGAATTAAATATTTTTTGTTCAGCTTGTTGAATGAATGTATCAATTTGTTCTTTACTGGTAAATGTAGCTGTTGCTCCACTTGTGTCAGAAAAAGAGGTATCAGGGAAATCGTTTTCACAATATCCTTTTATAGTTTCAAAAAGCTGAGTGTAATTCATTTACCTTTAGACCCGTTAGAAACAGCTTTTTTTAAACTTGGTAAAAATCTGTAACTCAAAGAATGAGACACATCAATAGCTCCAGAAGAGTAGTTTAAACCTTTTGTAGCGGCTCCTGTCCCTCTAGTTTTTAATGTTTGTGTTTTTCTAACATCATTAGGGTAACCGCTCGCTTGAGGCACCGGAACACTTTTTGGTTGTTTTATAATCTTCATAAATTCTCCTATTCTGTGGTAACTGTTACATTACCTACATTTGCATCTGCAACTAAATTATTAGGATAATCAAGACCAAATGGGTCTCTCAATCCAACTGGGTTAAAACCATACTGAGTATTTCTAGCTTTTGATGTAGGATTGGCGTTTAAATCTGGCCTTGGATTCCTTAAAGCTTGAGGGTCATCAATCGGTTTCATACCTACTTGCAGTTGCGGCTGGTCTTGTTCAAAACATTCAGGGCAAACTAAAATGTTTACTTTTTTTGTTTTGATCGTTAACTGCTTTAACTGTTTTAATTTATATCGAAATCCGCACCTATCACATTCTGCAATAGCGTGTTTACCAGAAGCATAAGCCCTACCCATTACCTTGCAGAGAACGAACTAGTAGGTACGACCCTAATAGACGCTTTTTCTCTGTCCTCTTCTGAGGCAAGATTCCATTGCTCCTCATAATCCTGCTTTAAAGGACCAATTCTTCCTTCTGCTCCCGGTATTTTAACAGATAAATAGTATGCTAATCCAGCGATTAAACAATTATAAAATCTAAACGGTATGGCTTGAGTATTTACTCCATTTCCCGCGTCATCTATTCTTTTTAATCTCCAGTAAACAAAAGTATAAGTTTCAGATGTATCTGGCGCTGGATAAACATTAATTTGAGGAGGAACTGATCCAGATGATGTCGTTGCTCCCGATCTTCTATCTATATAAACTTGTATAGGTCTGCCTGTAGCATTTTTATTAGGTATAGTGGCATAAGTTGAAACACTTATTCTTGTTATGCTTAAATCTTGTTGACTAGAGCCCGTTCCTGTTCTGATGACATGCTCTAATAAATCTATAGTGTCTGACGGCAAGTCATAAGTGATAGTCCCCGGAGTTAATGCGACCGAACCTTCCTCTATTGTCCATAAATTTACGCCGCGATTAGACCACTCAATCGTTAATAAATTAAGTGACCTTCTAGCGGTTCTAAAATGATAACCAGTTCTAGCTTCTACCCCACATCTTTCAAAGGCTTCTTCTATAATCTCATTAACATTTGGTGTAAAACTTGTTGTTCCTGTTGTAGTCATTTTTGTTTAACGCTATTTATATATTTTCTGTACACACCAGCGGCATCTCTTTTACCCATAACTCTGGCTCTTTGTTCCATTGCTATAGCGGCTTGTATCTTATGAGCCTTGGATCTACCACTATTTCTAATCTTACTTATACTTTTTACTGCATCTTCTTTTGTAGCAAACTTTAATCCTTTTATTGTACCCTTTGGGTTTTCATCCGTATATAAATCAGAATGCTTTTTAGACCTTGCGGGTTGTCCTTTTTTTCTTGGTATTCTTGGTTTTGAGGATGGTTTTAACATTTGTTGGTTTACCTCCCGGATTCCCAGCCGCTCTTTTTCTTTGAACTGCTGATTTTATTTGTGAAGCTGTCATTGTTTTTGCTTTTGCTCTTGGTACGCATTTTGGATAAGCTCTTTTACTATCTCCTTTTGCAGACTTACGTCCACAGGCTTGGTATTTTCCTTTTTTCTTAGGAGCTCCAATATCCACCCAGTCTCCTTTTTTACCTTTACCAAACCATTCTTTTAGAGACATTATTTATATCCTCCTCCTCTAGCTTTGTAAGTTCTGACCAACCACCCATTTGCATATGCAGAAGGATAGACATCAAACTTACGTTTTGCTTCAGCCTTTACACGAGCATACAAAGAGGGGTTTGTAGGAGTAGATCCTTTTTTCTTAGCCGGCTTCTTTTTTGTAGCCATTTCTCTCCCTTTCTATTCTTAATTCTTCTCTTAGTTTTTTGATCTCTTCGTCTCTTTCATTGAGTTTGGTCATAAAGCTTTTAACTAACTCTCCGCTGACTTCGTAATGTTTAATTAGATCATTTTGTCTTTTGCTTGCGTCTTCCTTCATTGCATTAAAGAGTCTTTCGGAATACTCAATTTGCTGTCTTATGTAACCTGCTACCTCCATTTAATTCTCCTTTATCGTTTACCACCTATTCCCGCTGGTGCGGCTCCCATTCCTATTGTACCACTTGGTCTACCTCCTTTGCCACCTCCCATTGGTGAAGGTTGTTGTGAATATGGACTAAAAGGTTGAGTGTTTTTAAAAAATTGATCACCTGATGAAAATAACTGAGGTTTATCCTTAGAGAAATATTTTTTTCTATCTTCCTCGGTGGGAGATACCATAACAGGAGCTTTGTATCCACCCATTCGGTTGCTTTGATATTGATTCATATAGTTCTGAGAATACGGATTAAAATTGTAATCTGAGTATCTAGACCTATTAGCTATGTTTTGTTTAGCTACCGCCCCTCTAAACTCATAGGGATTTAAAAACGTACCAGATTGCATCAAGCCTTGATAAGCTTGTGCAGAAGGATCATATCCCATGTTCTGTCTGTATAAATCTCTTAACCTATTTCCAAACTCTCCGCTTTGTATTGCGGCTTGTCTAAAAGCCCTTGGGTCTTGCATAAGATCTGGTCTAACATTTCTATAATACTCTAATCCAGCTAATCCGGGGTCTCTTCCTAATACTTGTTGAAAAGTACTAAACACGGGATTTGTTTGCCTTAACTCTGGTAAAGCTCTCTGAAAAAAATCTTGTCTACTCAACCCTCTTGCCGCTTGCATAGCTTCAGGGCTTTCTGGATCTCTCCCTAGTATATCTCTATATAAATTTACAGACTGATTATTTGATCCTTTTAACATTCTTCCAAATAGATCTTTTCTTTCAATGTCGTCTAAACTGTCTCCGTAAACATTTTTATAATAGGAAACCTCCTCGTCTGTAGCTGGCCTGTTGAATGTTTTTTGGTATACATCATCTAGCTGAGATTTGAACTGACTAGGAGTTTTGCCTGTTGCCGTTGTTCCCGTAGGTACGTTTCCGTATCCTACGCCACTTTGTTGAGGGGCTTCAGCGGGCGCTTCTGGAGGTTGGGAGGGTGGAGTCCCGTCAACACCCGCTTCCGCCGTTTTTTCTGGTGGAGTATATCCGGGAACAGAGGTCATCTCTCTTTGTAAAGACTGACTCTCTATTTCATCTAATGTAGGACCGAACCGATTAACATGATAAGATATTTCTTCTTGCGAAGCTGGTCTTCCATATACGTCAATATAAAGTTGGTTAATCGCTTCCGCACTCATGTTTAAACCATTCTGCCCTTTGTTTTACCTTTTCTAGCTACTCCGTCAGCTCTAGCAGATACTCTCCCTCCACTGGCATAGCCTTTTTTCATCATACCGCCACTGGCATATCCCTTTTTAGCCATACCACCGGCTTTCATTTTTTTCATTTGTTTTCCTGCGGGCTTGGATTTTCCTTGTTTTCCATAGTATTCTTCTTTAGCTCTTCTCAAAGCATCACCAACAGGTCCTCCTGCTTTCATCTTACCTTTACCATCAGCCGCATAGAAAGGAACCATCTTGCCGTCCTTTTCTACCATTTGTAATTTGCCGCCTGACTTGTAACCTTTTTTAGCCATGCCGCCTGCCATCATTTTCTTCATAACAGAACCGCCAGCTTTCATCATTTTTTTCATCATGCCGCCTCCGGCATAGCCTTTCTTCATCATTTTTCGTTCTCCGAATATAAGTTGTTAAATGTAA